TGCAGAAGGATCGGCAACGATATCAGCAGCAGTTGCTAACATGAAATCTTCACCAACTTCAGACCATCCTTCCTTGGACATTTTTAAAGAACCAATTCCACGAGAAGAAACTCCAAGTGTCACACCTTCTTTAAGAAGAGATTCTGCAATCTTTCCCATTGGTGTTGAAAGGATTTGTGCTTTCCCATGAAAATCATTTCCCCTTTGTTCAAGAGAAACAATTTTATGAGAAACACGATCAAGATTGATAGTTGGACCATCGGGATGGCCTAATTCACCGAGAGCACGACCTTTATTAATATAAGATTCGGTATATCTTTTTACCTCACGTTCCATCACAGGTCTACGATAAACTCTGTGATTTCTATTTTCTTTTTCGGTCTGTAAAAAGGGTCCTTGAATAAACAAGGTCTTTTTACCATTCACACTCTCAGTAACAACTTCAACCTTTTCGATTTCTTCTCTGATTAGTTTCATTGATTTTTATGCGGTGATACCTATTCTTGCTGCTTTAATTTTCCCACTTCCATCAAAATAAATCGTATCTTCTTGATGCTTTTCAATTACTTCAACTGCACCATCTTTGATGGAAACAGAACCAATTCCAGTATAACCTGCATCATGAACATACAAAGTTGCCACACTTCCAGAATTATTATAAATTCTTACGAATCTGGCATTATCCACAGTGGTAGAATTTGCAACACCTGCTGTGATATCTACTTCAGCAGCAGAGACTAATATTCTTGCCATTTTTTTTAGAAATTCATTTAATAGTTATTTATTATTCTTCTGCTTCTGATTCTGTTTCTACATTATCAAAAAAAGAATTAGCAGCATCAGGTCTCATAGAATCGACTTTTGCTGCTGCTTTTGTATATAAAATATCTTTGATAGCAGAACTCACATCAGATTGTTTTTCACCAGAAGCAATTAAATCTAAAAGATCATCCATATTGTTTAATAAAAACTAGTAGTATTTATATTTCTCCACCCTTGGGCATTTCAGGAGCTTCCACTGATGATGCATCAATTTCCGGTTCCATTACAGGTTGTCCCAAATCCATTGATGCATTAGAATCTAATGGAGCACCTGTTTGTGGATCAATTGGAATACTTGGATCTGGAATAATTCCATCTTTGATTTCTTTTTCAATTAATTTATCTTGCTCTAAAATTTCAATATCTGTTTGACGAAGAATCTTTCTTCTTACATAATCTTGAGAGAAATACTTACCAACATATGGTTCTGCAGTTGCAACCATACCTAATCTCTCATTCATAATCTCAGCTTCTTTTAATTCGGAGAAGTGATTATCATAAAGGAAATCATACTGAATATGCTCACTCATAACCTCCCAATCTTCTGGAGTAATGATATTTTTGAGAATCAATTGAGTTCTCAACATATCATTAAACATATTTGAGAATCTCTTTCTCAATCTTCCAACAAATTTTGTAAATTTGAGTTCGTCTCTTAAGATTTCAGAAGATCTTCCCAGGTTAAACCCACCTTCTCCATCCATTCTTGATGGGGGAACATTAAGGGACCTGAATAATTTTTTCTTAAAGTATTCAATATCAGTAATTTCTCCAAGGTTTTGGCCTCCTGGCAGAGTTGAGATTTCTGTTCCCCTTCCTCCTTCTCTTCTAGGAAGCCAAAAATCTTCGAGCATTGCCATATATTTTTTGTCATCGCGAATCTCTCCAGTGTTTGCATCATATACAAGTTTGTTGCGATATCTCATCATGACATCGCGAAGATATTGTTCTGCCTTTACCTTGGGTAAATTGCCAACATCAATATAAAAAATTCTACGTTCTGGTGCTCTAGACAATCTATAGATTACCAAAGAATCTTCAATCATTCGAAGTTGATTGAGAGATTTGATGGATTTGTGAAGATATGAAAGAACCGAACCTTTGTTTCTATCTACAAGACCAGAAGTGCAATATGTGATTGCATCTTTTGCAATTTTGATTCCCTGACTTGCGCCAGTTGCATTCATATTTCCAGTCGGATATGTTCCTTTTGGATTGTAAATGTAATACTCTTCAATTTCTGGAAACTTATAATCCATTGGATCATTGCTTCTCAGATTTATAGGACTTCTATTTTCTTTATCAGTATTTTTAGATTGGCGGATATGACGCATTTTCATTGCATCAATATACCGCAATTCTTGTATTCCTTCGTGAGGATTTTTTAAATCTATAATTTTATGATAATAAATTCTACCATCAATATACCAATTCCTATAAATTTCGTGAGATTTCTTATCAAAATCGAGAAGATTTAAAATATGTTTGAATTCTTTTCTTATTTTATTCTTTATACCATCACTTGCATTTAAATTAGAAAGTTCAATTTCAACAGGAGTATCATTAGTATCAGAAACAATAGCTTCATTTACAATATCTTCAATGGCACTATCACATTCTGGGTGAAGTGCCATTTCACGATATCTTTTTATTAAATCATATTCGGTTCTATATACACCTTCAATATCAACATAGGATCCAAAAAATCCACTGCTCATATAATGGTCAACCCCGTCCTCGTTATTTGGAGGAACGGGGGAAACCGATGAAGGTGATAGAGGTTCTGTGTCCTCTATCGAAAACCCAAACAGTTTTGCCATAATTTATTTTGAACTTTTTACTTATTTATTAACCGTTAGGGCTACCTGCTCCAGCCAAACTGAACGACTGAACTTGGAATTCAATTGTAAATTCCTCAATCGTATCAGTAGAGTCATAAGAAAGATCGATTGCAGAAATATTTGTTGGGAAAATGTCAATAAATTCATACTCTTTTAATACTGCATTACTAGATCCTTCCGATCCTTGAGAACTTGGTGTAGATCCTC